CAACTTTATCAGTTGGATATGCTGCTTACAAAAATGCTGCAGGAACTACTGTTAGTGCCTCTGCTGCTGCTTATTTAGCTGCTACTTCTACATCATCTGCTGCTAGAACAGACATCTTAGCAACTATCGCTTTAGGTGCTGGTTCAGTAGTAAATGCTAATGAAGATGGTTTACCAATTACAGCTACGTTAGCTGGTGGTGCCGCTTCAGGAGTAGTTCAAATTGCTATCAGATACGTAGTAGATTAATACTACTTAAAATAGTGGGGACTAAAAATCCCCACTATCCATCATGAAAAAAACCAACGAAATAAAAACCATTTTACATTTACAAAATAAAGATTATATCTATCGTTATGTTCTAGTTGATAGATTTAAACATACATCAACTGCACATCATGGTTTTGATAAAGATCTAGAACTAACAGAAGCAGAAATATTTGCTTTGGTTAAACCTAGACAATTAAGACGCAAATATATTATAAAGAAAGACTAGTATGGCTTCAATTGTTCAAATATGTAATGGTGCTTTAAATCAATTAGGTGCATCTACAATCTTAACACTTACAGAAGATTCTAAAAACGCTAGGCTTTGCAATGCTAGATATGAGAATGTAAGAGATGCAGTATTTAGACATCATCCTTGGAACTGCTTACAAAAAAGAATACAACTACCAGCAGATACAGAAGCTCCAGCTTGGGGATTTACAAAACAATTTACACTACCTGCGGATTGCTTAAGACTACTTAGAATATTTGATTATGAATCTGATCATTTAGTAGAAGGTAGAAAGATATTATCTAATAGTTCTACAATGAAGATATTATATGTTTCAAGAATTACAGATCCTAATGAATATGATGAATTACTAAGAGAAGTTTTATCTGCTGCTTTAGCTGCTGACATTGCTTATGCAGTTACATCATCTAATCCTGTTGCTCAACAAATGTATCAGCTTTACCAAGAGAAATTAAAAGATGCTAGATTTGTAGATTCCACTGAAGGATATAATACAGATCCAGAAGCAGGATCATCATCTGTTATAGATTCAAATACATTTATCAACTCTAGGTTTTAATAACCATGGCTAGAGTTGCGGTACAATTAACAAACTTTACTGGTGGTGAATTATCACCACGACTAGATGGTAGAAATGATTTAGCTAAATATTCATCTGGTTGCAAAACTTTACAGAACATGGTTGTGTATCCTCATGGTTCTTCAGCAAGAAGACCAGGTACATCATTTGTAGCAGAAGTAAAAACATCTTCAGCTAAAACAAGATTAATCCCTTTTGAATTTTCAACAACACAAACTTACATCTTAGAATTTGGTAATCAGTATATTCGTTTTTATAAAGATAGTGGTGCAATACTAGAATCTAACAAAACAATTACAGGAATTACAAAAGCAAATCCTGGTGTTGTTACATCATCATCTCATGGTTTTTCTAATGGAGATACTGTTGTTATTTCTGGTGTTGTAGGAATGACACAAGTAAATGGCAAAAGATTTAAAGTAGCTAATGTTACAACTAATACATTTGAATTACAAGATATAGATGGCAACAATGTTAATACATCTTCTTACACAACTTATAGTTCTGGTGGTGTAGCAAATAGAGTTTATACTTTAACAACAACTTATTTAACTGCAGATCTATTTGAAATTAAATATGCTCAATCAGCAGATGTAATGTATTTATGTCATCCTGATTATTCAGTTAAAAAATTATCAAGAACTGGTCATACCTCTTGGACTATTACAGAAGTAGATTTTACTGATGGACCATACTTAGATGATAATACTACAACCACAACATTTGGTATGTCTTCACATACAGTTGGTACTGGAAGAACATTAACAGCATCTTCTACAACAGGAATTAATAGTGACACAGGTTTTCAATCTACTGATGTTGGTAGACTTTTTCGTTTTAGAGATGGTTATGGAGAAATCACAGCAATTACTAGCACAACAGTTGTAACAGCAACAGTTTTAAAAGATATGGCTTCCTCATCTACTTCAACTATTTGGGCATTAGGAGCTTTCTCAGATACCACTGGTCATCCTTCTTGCGTATCTTTTTATGAACAACGATTAGTATTTGCAGGAACAGAAGCACAACCACAAACATTATATTTTTCTAAATCTGGTGATTATGAAAACATGCACGAAAATAGAGGTGGAACTATTGCAGATGATGATGCAATCATTTATACAATCGCATCTAACCAAGTTAACGTTATACAATCTTTAAAAGCAACAAGAACATTAATTATATTAACATCAGGTGGTGAATTTACATTAAACTCCGATTCTACTGGAACTGCAGTATCACCTACAAATATTAATATTAAAAAACAATCTAACTATGGAGCATCTAATATAGATGCATTATCAGTTGGTAACGCAACTTTATTTGTTCAACGCGCTAAAAGAAAATTAAGAGAATTAGCTTACAACTTTGATACAGATGGTTATGTCGCTCCGGATATGACAATCTTGGCTGAAGATGTTACCCTAACTGGATTAGATGAATTAACATATCAACAAGAACCACATAGTATTATTTGGGGTATTCGTGGTGATGGAGTTTTAGTTGGTTTAACTTATCAAAGATCAGAGCAAGTTGTTGCTTGGCATCAACATAAATTAGGCGGATCTTTTGGAGCTACAGCTCATGGTATAGTTGAAAGTGTTATTTCTATTTCTGGAAATTCTTATAATAGAACTGATGAAGATCAAATATGGGTTATTGTTAAAAGAACAATTAATGGCACGACAAGACGTTATGTAGAATACTTTACACCATTTCAATTTGATAGTTCACTTACACAATTTCAATTTGTAGATAGTGCTTTATCTTATTCTGGTTCTGCAACATCTACACTTACAGGATTAGATCATCTTAATGGACAAACAGTTAGAGTTGTTGCTAATGGTGCAACACATCCTGATAAAACAGTTGCTTCAGGATCTATAACTTTAGATAGAACTACAACTGCTGCAAAAGTAGGATTAGCATATACATCAACATTACAAACAATGAGATTAGACGTTGGATCGCAAGATGGAACTTCACAAGGAAAAACAAAAAGAATATTTGACGTTACATTAAGATTTTATGAAACAGTTGGAGCTAAAGTGGGTCCAGACTTAAATAATTTAGAAGAGATACCATTTAGATCTTCTGCCGCATCTATGGATGCTGCTGTTCCTTTATTTACCGGAGATAAAAAAATTGAATTTAGAGGTAACTTTGAAACTGATGGATATCTTTTTGTAGTACAGGATCAAGCTCTACCTATGACATTGTTATCATTATACCCAAGATTAATTACTAATGATGGATAATATTGATATTATTCCTTTTAAGAAGGAACATGCACATCACATTATTAGCAATCCAATGAATGATCCTGCAATTCAGATTGCACCACAATTTAAAAAATATGCGTTATTTTTAGAAATACCAGGAATGTCATTTACTGCTGTTAAAGATGGAAAGATTGTGGTATCAGGCGGCATTGGCATATTATGGGATAATGTTGCCGAAGGATGGGTCTTAGCAACTAACGATGTATGGAAAAACCCTATATCTATTGCTAGACACGTTAAAAAAAAACTAGATATTTTAACAAAAACTTATAAAGTGAAAAGATTACAAACCGCTGTAAAAGCAGATTTTGTTTTAGGGATAAAATTTGCCGAATGGTTAGGTTTAAAATCAGAGGGTTTAATGAAACATTATGGACCAGATGGTGCTGATTACATAAGGTTCGCAAAGATTTATTGATATGTCATTCGTAGGTGATCTAATAACTGGACAGTCGCAGAAAAAGATAGCTGATGCCAATGCTCTTTTATATGAACGAGATGCTCTTATAAAAAGACAACAAGCTGAACAAGGATTTAAAGTTTACGAAAAATTTGATCTACCGCAAATATATGCATTAGAAACAAAATCAGTTGGAGATATTAGAACTGGTTATGCGATTAGAGGTGTTACAGAAGAAGGAACAGGTTACAGAGTATTAATGGATAATGCTTTAAACTTTGCAAGAGATAGAGATATGCTTGAATATAATGCTCTTGTTAAAAAAGAACAATTAGAAAATGCAGCTGTTATGAAAGAAGCTGAAGCAAGAGTTGAAAGATATCGTGGAAGAGTTGCTGAAACTATTAGTTATTTTAGAGCTGGTTCAAGTTTGCTTGGAGATGTAAGAACTGGACAACAAATTTATAAAGGAATGGGTTAATGGCAATTAAAATTTATCAATCTCAAATTAGACCCACAGAAGAAATAGGAGCTGTAGAAACTACTCCTGGCATGCGTATTAGCATGGAAACAGCTGCAGCTCTTGGAGCGGCATCTTCTAAATTTACTCAAGGTGTAACAGATTTTTTTCTTGAAAAAGAAAAAATAAAAGCTGAAACAGAAGTTTTAGAAAAAAAAGAAAAAATATATAATGGAGATGAAAATGTTCCAGGATTATCTAAAGTTAAAGATGAAGCATCTAAAATGGAAGATCCTGATGAAGCGGATAAATATTATAAAGAACAATTTAAAACTATTCAAGATTATCATACTAAAGATACAAAAAATTTCTTTACTAAAAGAGTATTAAATACATTTTTACAAAAACAATCTGTTGAAGATTCTATTATTATTAGAAATGCAGCAACTAATAATTTATTAGAAAGAAATAGATTAGCATTAGAAGCAAATACTGATCGTTTAAAAAAATCTATTGTTTATGGAAAGACTGATCTTGAAATACAAAACGCAACCAATGAATTAGATACTATATTAAATTCTGATGTTTATAATAGAGTATATGGAAAAAAAGCAGCAGAAGAAAAAAACAAAGTTAGAGAAGATATAGATTATTATAGAGGATTAAGAACTCTTGATCGTGATCCTATGAAGATTAATGAAGTTATTACAAACTCTAATTTACCATTAGATAAAATAGAAAAATTAAGATCTCATGCAAAATTGTCTGCAATTAAAATAGATGAGACAACCGGAAATAATGTAAAAGATTATGAAGCTCAACTTGATAAAGGTAACGATCCAGGAGCAAATTCTCTTTATGCATTAAAAGAAAGAGCTTTAGCTGTTGATAATGTTGAAGCTGCTAGAAAAATAGAAGGTTTAATTGAAAAAAGAAATATTATTGTAAACATAAGAAGTAAATCACTTCCAGAAATGGATGCTGAAATTAGTAAAATGGAATCTTCTTTTACTGCATTAAAAGGAGAACAAAAAGATATTCCTATTTCTGAATTAAAAAAATATGAAATAATTAAAAAATTTAAAGCAGACTTACAAACAGATTTAGAAAAAGATTTATTAAGAACAGCATCTGAAAGAAATATTGTTACTTTAAATAATATTAATTTTAATGATGTTATGCTTAACCCCTCTGAAGAAAACAAACAAGCATTTGCAGAAAGTCTAGCAGCAAGAAAAAATTCAGCTACTGCTGCTGGTAAATATTATAATTTACCTGCAAGATTTTTTACTGATGCAGAATCTAAACAATTAAAAGCAATCGTTGAAAAATCTACAGATAGTAAAATGTTATTAAATTTAGCTTCAAATATTTCAAATGGTTTTGGCGCTGATGCACCTAATGCTTTCGCAGAGATTTCTAAAGAAAATGCATTATTCGCACATGTTGGTGGTATCACAATGTTTAATGGTGGAATACCAACTAAAGGAGCTGCAGATGCTATTGATGGTTATTTATTAAGTAAAAATAAAAATATTAAAATAGAAAATTTTAGAGATAAAGATAAATCATCTATTATTTCAGGTTATAAAAAAGCATTTACAGGAGTACCTGCGGAAACTTTTAATAGAGTAATAGAAACTGCAGATAATATTTATATAAAAAGAACATTTGATGCTAATGAGGAAAGTAAATCATTTAGTTCATCAAGATACACAGAAGCATTTAACGATGCTGTTGGTTCATTAAAATCTAATGGAAAACAATTTGGCGGATTTGATAAATATAATGGTTTAGATGTTATTATTCCTGCTTATGTAAAAAATGGAAATTTTAGTAATATTATTGATTATTTAGAAAAAAATGAAAATGTTTTAAAAAAATCTGGATCATATAAAGATCCTCAAGGCAATATAGTTGAAACATTGCCATTAGATAGAAATGGAAAAGAAATTAAAATATTCTCTGAAAAATTTTTTGGCGATCCTTATTTTGTAACTGTGGGTCCAGGAAGATATAAAATATCTTTATCCAAACCATTTGGTTCAAATGTACAACCTGAATATTTATTAAATAAAAATGGCGGTTACTTTATCGTAGATCTTAATAAGATTAAAGGAGATCTAGGAACAGTAAATAAATAATGTCATTCTTTTTTGAAGAAGAAAAATCTACCAATACATTATTAGAACCTAAAGAAAATTTTTACGAAAAAAAAGAAGTTCTTCCTGAACAAGAACAATTAGGTGGTGTTGAGTCCAGAGCTAAAGGAAGAGAAGAATATTTTACAGCAAAAGAATATTTAGAAAATTATAATGCATCAAGACAATCTTTTGATAAATCTAAATCTGAAATATCTGAACTTAATAATCTTGATAATGTATGGAGCGAAATTACTGATATTATGAATAAAAATAATATTAGATTTGACAATCCAATGCCAGATCAAGATTTTTATAAAACAGAATTTGGATTACCAGAAGGTTATGAAACAAGACATGAAAGAGTTACTAGAGCTTTAGAAATATTACAAAATGAACAAAATAAAAATGAACAATTAAAATTAGAATTAGAAAGTAAATCATTAAATAATTTAGATGCTATTCTAAAAAAAATTAGTGTTGATGCAAAAGATTCTGAGGCATACGCAAATGAACTTTTTGAAAATACAAATTTTTTTGGAAAAGTAGGTAATCTAGCAGGAAATGCTGTAAGTTATTTAAGAGAACCAAGTGTAGCATTAACATTACCATTTGGTTTAGCTTATGGTTTTGGAAGAACAGCATTAGGAACATTTTTAAAAACAGCATATTATGAAGGTGTTTTAGGATTTGGATCGGAAGCATCAAGACAATTAAATGTTCAACCTTATAGAGAAAAATTAGGATTTGAAGGAGCTGGCTTTGAAGCAGGAGCTAAAGAAGTTGCTTACTCTACAATTTTTGCTGCAGGTATTGGAGGTGTTTTAAACACAAGTATTTTTGGAATATCTAAATTATTTGCAAAAGCTACTCCTGAACAACAAGTTCAAATGATTGGTAAAATTCAAAACAATATTGAAAACTTAACTGATGAACAAACTTTAAAAATTTATAAAGAAAATTTTCCAGAACAATTTAAAACTAAAGAAACTGATGCCGCAGCTGAATTTATAGAAAATAGAATTTTTGAAGATAAACAAAATCCAATGGTGGATAATGTTAGATCAATAGATATTCATAATGAAAGAGCTGCAGAAGCAACTATTAAATTATTAAATGATGAACCTATTACAATACCTGATGAGTTACCACAAAAATTAAAATTTGAAGATATTCTTAAAGGTGCTGCAGTAGAAGAATTTGATGTTAATAAATTAACAACTGATGCAAAGACTTTTCAATATAAATCAGAAACTAATGAATTTGGAATATCTGAAAGACTTATGGGTGTTACAAAATGGGATCAGCCAAGCGCAAGCACAATTTTAGTTTATGAATTTAAAGATGGTAGATTAGCAGTCGTTGATGGACATCAGCGATTTGGATTAGCAAAAAAGTTAATAGATCAAAACCCAAGATTATATGGATATAGAATTAGAGAAGTAGATGGTTATGTACCAGATCATGCAATGCTTCAAGGTGTTGCAATTAATTTAAGACAAGGAACCGGTACTGCTATTGATGCCGCTAAAATGATGCGTCTTAAAAATTTTGATATTAATGCAATTATGGCAAGTATGCCAATTAAATCAGAAATAGTTAAAGTTGCACAAGGTTTAACAAAATTATCTAACGATTCATTCTCAATGGTAGTTAATAAATTTATTGATTACAAAGTAGCATCTAGAGTTGGTGAATTGTTACCTGATAAAGAATTACATGCATCTGCTTTAACAATATTAAAAAAACAAAAATTTGATAACATGCAGCAAGTAGATCTTATTCTTAAACAGATTAGAGAAACACCTTCTGTTAAAATGAAAGAACAAACATTGTTTGGTGTTGAAGAATTTAAACAATCTTTAATTGTTGAAAAATCAATCTTATTAACAAACTTTGCAAAAAGCACCAAAGATAAGAAAAAGTTATTCTCATTAGTTTTAAGAGAGGATCAATTATTGACTTCTGCTGGTAATAAGTTAGATAATATTAATAACGAAAAAATATTAACACAAAATGCGAAGATCCAAGAAAAAATTGAAATCCTTGCAACCAGAGTTGGACAACTCTCTACAGATCTCACAGAAGCAGCCAGACTCTACCAAGCAGGAAACAAAGCAGAAGCAAGAAAATACTTCGCCGACGCTGTCGATCGAGCAGCAGAAAGAGGCGATTTTGATGGGATCAATACTAGCGGATCACCAGACAATAATGCAATTAAAACTGAAATACAAACAAGCACTGCAGGAAGCAGACCAGAATCAGAAAACATAAGTAATAAATTATTTGATGAACCAGGTGGGAAAGGTTCAGTTGAGCAAAGTCAATCTTTAAAAAATGAAATATTAGCTGGCACAGAACTTCCTCCTGCTAAACCTACACAAACAGATTTAACAAATTCTATTAATGCAAAAAATAAAGTTCTTAATGCTAAAGAAAAAAGAACTGTTGATATTATAGATGAAAAATTAAATACAGGAATTGTAACAATAGAAGATGTTGCTGATATAAAAAATTCAGATGTACTTAAAGAAATAATAGAAAAACAAGATATTTATACTTCTAATTATAGAACCGATATTCCTGCTAATTATATTAATGGAATTTTTAAAGATGAATATTTAAAAAATAAAATCTATAAATTGGGACAAGTTGAATATAAAGGAATAGATAATATTATTAATGCTATTTATCAAACAGGATCTGAAACAAAAGATCGTGTTGCTTTTATTGTAACAGGTTTACCTGCTGCTGGAAAATCAACACTTACAAATGAAATTAAAACAAATTTTAAATCAATAGTAATTGATCCTGATGATTTAAAAAAAGTAATACCTGAATATAAAAATGGTATTGGCGCGGCTGCTACCCATGAAGAAAGTAAAGTTTTGTTTAAAGAAATGTTAAAAAAATCTATCACTAATGGTGATAATATTATTCTTCCTATTCTTGGTAGAACACAAGAAACATTAAATGAATTAATAGATAATCTTAAAATTAAAAATTATAATACTATAATTGTAAGAGTTGATATTCCAATTAATATTGCAAAATTAAGAAATCTTAAAAGAGCTGTAGAAACTAACAGATATATTTATGATGATATTATATCAAAAGAAGTTGATAATAATATTAAAACAAACTATAATAACTTAACAAAGGAACAAATAAATGTCAGAGCAGAAATTGATGGCACAACTGCCGAAGGGAACATCAAATACATTACAGGATCAAGAGAACAGATTGAAAGAAATATACGAGAATGGAGAGAAATCCGAGCTACGACTGCTGAAGGAATTGAAACAAGAGTTGCTGCAAGAGAAGAACCAATAGTTGCTATTGGCGATGATACAGCAAGTATTTTAGATCAAGAGTTTTCATTAAATACCAAATTAGATGAATTTAATGAAATTGTTCCTGAAATGAAAACAATGCAAAAAATTGCAGATGAGGAAAATCAAACTAATTTATTTATTAAAAGATTGGCAGACTGCGTATGAGTTATAAAGATTGTATTACAAATGGTGTTGCAGAAGGTAATGTTACCAAAAACCAAGCTGATGAACAAATAAAATTATTTGACGAAAGAGTAGAAGAATACCTTGCTAAAGGCATGTCTCAAGCAGAAGCTGAAAAACAAGCAGCTAAAGATTCATTTGATATTTTTAAATACGAAGCAGCAGAAAAAAAACGTAGAGAATTATTAACTCTTAAAGCTCAACAAGGAATATTAAAACATTTTAAAACATATAAAAATATGAATGGAGAAGTAGATTATGGAAATGCAGGTATTTCTATTTTATCTCCTGATGATTATTCGCCACACATTACTGTAGAAAATCAAGTTAAAGTTATTAAGGGACAAGCTCATAAAATATTAGTTGATGTATTAGATACATTTAAACCTGGATTTGGTGGTTACTCAAGAAACAAAGCTACATTAAATATGTTAGTTAAAGAAATTATTGAACCTGGTTCCACTACAAATCAAGCAGCAAAAGAAATGGCAGAAGCATGGAAAGCAGCTTCTGAATTTTTAAGATTAGAATTTAATAAATATGGTGGAAGAATACCATCGCGAAAAGATTGGGGATTACCACAAATACATGACACTTTGCAAATTAGAAAAACAAACAAAGAAGATTGGATTAATTTTACTATAGATAGATTAGATGCAACTAAAATGATTAATGAAAAAACTAAACTTCCATTTAATGAAAAGACTTTAAGATTAGCATTATCTGATGTTTATGAAACAATAACTAATGAAGGATTTAATAAAGTTAAACCTACACAAAGATTTTTTGGAAGTAACATTGCATCACGTTCTACAGATCATAGATTTTTAGTTTTTAAAAACGCGCAGTCTTGGATTGAATATCAAAATAGATTTGGAAATAATAATGCTTTTCAAGTGATGATGGATCATATTAATAAAATGTCTAGAGATATTGCATTAATGAAAGTTCTTGGGGCTAATCCTGATGCAACTATTTCATACATGACTACTCTTATTAAAAAACAAGCTCAAATAGATGTTACAAAACAAGTAAGACTTCCTGTTGCTAAACAACAATTAGAAGAAGCAAAAGCATTACTTGCTAAATCTACAGATTCTGTAGAGATTGAAAAACTTAATAGACAAATAAGTCAATATGCTCAAGATATTGCTGATGCTGAAAAATTTAATAGAAAGTCAATAGCTCAATTTTTTGGTTCATTAGAAGAAGATAGAGCTAATGCAAAAATAGAATTAATTAAAAATTTATATGGTTATCATAAAGGTGCATTAACAAATCCAGTAGATGGTTTTGTAGCTAGATCTTTAGCAGGATTAAGACAAATCTTAACATCAGCTCAATTAGGATCTGCATCGGTATTAGCATTAACAGATTTTAACTGGAGTAGAGCTACTTCTGCTCACGTTGGTTTACCTCAATGGAGAACAGCGCAAAATAGTTTAAAATTATTATTTGATCCTTTAAATAAAGATCAAAAAGGAAAACTAGCTGTTAGACTTGGTTTAGTTGCTGAACATTGGAGTACAATAGCATCGGCATCTGCAAGATATCTTGGAGAAATAGAAGCTCCACAAATAACAAAAAGAATATCAGATACAATTTTAAGATTATCAGGTTTATCACATTTAACTCAAGCAGGTAGATGGAGTTTTGGTATGGAGCTTATGGGGTTCTGGGCTGAAAATGTTGGTAAAACATTTAAAGAATTACCTGAACCAATGCAAAAAACATTTTTACGTTATGGAATAAATGAAGGATCTTGGAATATTATTCGTCAAACAAAATTATATGATGCAGGAATTGATGATGTTAATTACGCAAATAAAGGTGCAACATTTTTAAGACCCGATGATTTGAGATTAAGAACTGATTTAACTGAAAGTTTAAGAGAAGATCTTGCAACTAAATTAATGGAATTAGTTGTTAATGAAACTGAATATGCAATACCTGCAACTTCAGCAAGAGGTAAAGTTGCATTATTTGGCAATCAAAGATCAGGAACGATTGGTGGTGAATTAATCAATTCTGTTGCAATGTATAAAAACTTTCCAATTACATTTGTTTATACTCATTTAAGAAGAGGTTTTACTCAAACTAATTTAACTGGCAAAATGAAATATGTAGTTCCTTTAATTATTTCAGGAACATTATTTGGTGCTTTAGCTTATGAACTTAGAGAAATTACAAAAGGTAGAGATGTTACATCTGCAGAAAAAATGCAAGAACCTTCTTATTGGTTAAAAGCAATGATTACAAGTGGTGGATTAGGTATATTTGGAGATTTTATAACCGCATCACAAAATCAATATGGAAGAAATTTATCAAGCACAATATTAGGAGCGCCTGCTGGTTTCTTTGAAGATGTTGCAAAACTTACATTTGGAAATATTATTAATTTAGCAACAGGTGAAGAAACTACTTATGGAAGAGATGTAAGTGATTTTTTAAGACAATACACTCCTGGCGCAAGTTTATGGTATGCCAGACTAGCTTTAGAAAGATTAATCTTTGATAATATACAAAAAATGATTGATCCTAAATTTAATGATAGAATTATTAGACGAATTAATAAATATAGGGATGAATACGATAAAGAATATTTTTGGAAACCAGGAGAAAGTTTTCCTGAAAGAACACCAAAAGTTAATATATTTGAATAAATAGGATAGACATTAACGATTGAATTTAATATAGGGAATTATGACAATATCATCAACTACAGTTAGAAACAGTTACAGTGGCAATGGTTCAACTACTGTATTTGCATATACATTCAAAATATTAGATGATGATGAAATTCAGGTTATAATTAGATCTGCTAATGGAACTGAAACAATAAAAACTAAAACAACTCATTATACAGTATCTGGAGTTGGTTCTGCCGGAGGCGGTAATATTACATTCTTAACAGCTCCTGGTTCTACTGAAACAGTAGTTTTAAAAAGAAATACAACAAAGACACAGGAAACAGATTATGTAGCAAATGATCCATTCCCTGCTAACTCACACGAAGAAGCTCTAGATAGAGTTACAATGATAGCTCAAGAAATTCAAGAAGAGCTAGGAAGATCAATTAAATTATCTAAAACAAACACAATGACATCTACAGAGTTTACTGTGGGTGCTGCAGATCGTGCTAATAAAATTTTATCATTTGATTCAAGTGGTGAATTATCAGTAACTCAAGAACTTGGAACATATCAAGGTAACTGGACTACTGCTACAACTTACTATGCTCGTGATTTAGTTAAAGATACTTCTAATGGTAATATTTATATTTGTAATACTAACCATACTTCTACTGGCACGACTCCTATCAGTTCTAATGCTGATTCTGCTAAATGGAATTTAATAGTTGATAATGCGGCAGCCTCTGCAAATGCTAATGCTGCAGCCAATCATGCTTCTAACTCATCAAACTTTGCAAACAATTCATCTAACAGTGCTAACACTGCAGCGAACCATTCTAGTAACGCATCTAATTTTGCTAACAATGCTTCTAATAGTGCAAACACTGCATCTACTTATTTAGCTAGTACAAGCTAATGCTAATGCAGCTGCAAACTCTGCATCTAATTCAAGTAACTTTGCAAATAATTCTAGCAACAGTGCAAATAGTGCTGCCAATCATTCTGCTAATTCATCTAACTTTGCTAATAATAGTTCTAATTCAGCTAACACATCTGCTAACCACGCATCTAACAGTTCTAATTTTGCAAACAATTCTAGTAACTCTGCAAATGCTTCTGCAAATCACGCAAGTAATTCATCTAACTTTGCAAATAATAGTTCTAACTCAGCAAGTAATTCTGCTAACCATGCGTCAAACAGTTCTAATCATGCTTCTAATAGTTCAAACCATGCTAATACATCTGCAAGTAATTTTGCAAACTCTAGCAATCATGCTTCAAACTCTAGTAACTTTGCTAACAACTCAAGCAACTTTGCAAACACAGCTAGTAATGCTGCTAACGCTGCAAACAGTGCAAGAGATGCCGCACTAGCCGCTGCTGATAATTTTGATGATACATATTTAGGTGCTAAAGCAAGTGATCCTTCTGTTGATAATGATGGTGATCCTTTAACAACTGGAGATTTATATTTTAATACAACAGCAAATAATTTAAGAGTATGGAATGGATCAGCTTGGCAAGTTGCAGCAGTAAGTGCTTCTGGTTTATTAGTTGCTGCTAACAATTTATCTGATTTAACTAACACAACAACTGCAAGATCTAACTTAGGATTAGGTTCAGCTGCGACATTAACTGCTGGAACATCTGCTAATAATGTAGTTCAGTTAGATGGTACTGCAAAACTACCTGCAGTTGATGGTAGTCAATTAACTAACCTTACATCTACACAATTAAATGCTAATGTTAGTTCAACAGAATTAGGTTATGTTTCTGGTGTTACTTCAGTATACAAACTCAAATAGACAACAAAGCAGGAGCTGGTTTTGCTATTGCTATGGCAATTGCTTTATAATATAGGATAAAATATGGCACAAAACTTTAGACGATACATCAATAGAAATATAGGTGCTTCTGCTGTTACAATTTTTACATCAGACAGTTACGACACTATAGTTGGTATTAATATAGCTAACACAACAGGAAGTGCAGTTAATGCTTCTGTATATATTACCAACACATCTTTAGATTATTACATAATTAAAAATGCACCAATACCAGCAGGATCTTCATTACAAGTTCTTGATGGCGGTGCAAAATTTGTAGTTCAATCAGGTGATGCTTTAAAAATTGTATCAGATACTGCTACTTCTTTAGACACAGTCGTTAGCACAGTAGACGATATTTCAACATAGGAAAATTAAATGCCTTTTATAGGAAATCAACCAGCGAAAGTTCCTTTAACTTCTGCTGACATAACAGATGGTATTATTACTTCTGCAAAGATAGCAGATGGTACAATAGTCAATGCAGATATTAATGCTAGTGCAGCTATAGTTAATTCTAAACTTTCTGGTGTTGGAATTACAGAAGCAGATATGTGGAGAGTTAGCACAGATACTACAATAGCTACTGCTGGAACAGATTTAACATCAAATTGGGAAAGAGTGGATACTGATGGTTTTGGATATATTGGTACAGGAATGTCGCAAAGTTCTGGTATATTTACCTTTCCAAGCACAGGTGTTTATTTAATAGAGTTTAATACTTATTATAGACAAACTACAAATGATGCAAATTATGTTAGTTCTTCTATTCTAACAACATTAGATAATAGTTCTTATGACGCTGCAGCAGCAACTCTTTCTGCTGCTAGAGTTAATGATTATAATACTAATACTTTACAATTTATATTTAATGTATCAAGTACTACAAATAGAAAATGTAAATTCCGAATGCAAGCACAAGTTACTACTGTTACGGCTTTTGGAGAAACAGCCTCAAATGCTACTTATGTATCATTTATAAGATTAGGAGATTCAGTATGATAATAGATTATTTACAAGACGCATTACATAGTTTTAATTTAGATACTCCAAATTGGTATGGTTGGAGAACACATGATGATAATGGAAATAAAATTCCTAACAATCAAAGAATGTGTTGGGAGCATGTTATTGTTATTAAAGAAGGTGCTATTAAACCTACTAAACAAGAATTAGAAGATAGAATTGAACAGTTAAAAACTGAACATGAACAAAGAATTGCACAACAAGAAGCCAACAAACAATCAGCATTAACTAAATTATCTGCTTTAGGTTTAACTGAAGCTGAAATCAAAGCAATAATAGGATAATATGGCATATATCGGCAAACAACCAACAGTAGGAAACTTCGTTAAATTAGACAGCATAGTAACTTCTGCCACAACTACATTCAATTTATTAAGTGGTGGAGTTGCTTATTCCCCACAATCAGCTAATCATTGTATCGTATCTTTAAATGGTGTTATTCAATCGCCAAACACTTCATTTACTATATCAGGTTCAACTATTGTATTTGCTTCAGCTTTAACATCTAGTGATGTTATAGATTTTATTTTAATTTTAGGCGACACTTTAAACGTAGGTGTACCAAGTGATGCCACAGTAGGTTTTTCTAAAATAACTTCTAATTTAATAACTGGTGCTACTGCAGAAACTTCTATTGCAGGTGGAGATTCAATATTAATTTATGATGATAGTGCTAGTGCATTAAGGAAAATGACTAGAACTAATTTTGTTGCAGGAATTGGTGGAACTAATACTCCAGCTTTTATGGCTTATTCAAGCACAACACAATCTGTTTCAAGTGGAACTGAAACAGAATTAACAGTATATGGTACTGAGGTTTTTGATTCAGATAATAAATTTAATACTACAACAGGAAGATTTACTCCAACTGTTGCTGGAAAATATTTTGTTACAGCAAGTATATATATAAGTGCAACTATTACTGGTCAAAGTTATATTTTTATTTCCAAAAATAATAGTAATGCTAGTGGTAGTAGTGCTGTTGCACAATTACACTATCAAGAAGAAGCTACATTTAGAGTAAATGGAATATTTGATTTAGATACAGATGATTATGTTTCGGTTTATTTATATCAATCTTCTGGCAGTTCAAAAACTGTTGGAGAAGGTGGATTAAGAGCGGCATCATTTTTTGGTGGTTATAAATTAATAGGAGCATAATATGACAAACTTATCAACTAAAATAAAATTATACGCAAATAGAGAAATAGATTTTACTAAAGATGTAAGATTACAAGAAAACTCAGATGGCAAAGGAGTATTTATAGCTGAATGGAATCTTGATATTCCTAAACCTACATTAGAGCAACTAGATGCCTATGAAGCACAAGCTAACATTGTTGAAAGCAATCAGGCACAAGTACAAAAGAGAATTAAAGAATATGGTTCTATTGCAGAACAAATAGAATATATAACTGAAAATGGCTTAGATGCTTGGCAGTCAAAAGTTAATAGTATAAAAGCTAAATACCCAAAGGAATAAATTATGAGTTTAGTACAATTAAGAAGTAGAGGAATATTAGATGGCACAATAAGTGCTGGTGATTTAGCTACTGGAGTAGGTGGTAAAGTATTAAAACATGCAAAAGTATCTTCAGGAAATTTTGATGCTTCTTCTGGAGATTGGAATATAACTTCTACTACTCTTACTAACACAGGAAGAACAGTAACATTTACACCAACAAGTGCTTCTTCAATTATTGTTGGAAGTGGTTTTGTAACTTATGGGTGTGATGTAACTGGTGCTACAAGTTTAGCATTTGGATTTAAATTATGTAGAGATAGTGGAACACCAGCTAATACAGATACAGAGGTTGGTAATCCAAGTAGCACTAGTTTTACTGATTCAGAATATAATGCTAGTCAGCAAACTAGATTTGATGTTTATAGAATAATACCTATGAATCTTTATGATAATTCACATAATACTACATCAACAATTACTTATAGATTATATGCTAAAAGTGCATCTGTTCATCAAAACAGAGGTGGTATGCTGTGGTTAAACATTTATGAAATAGCAGTTTAAAAAATGAAAAATTATAATAAAGCAATTTTAAAGATTAATCCTAATGCTGAATTTAGTATTATAGATAATAATACTGATAATATTAATTGGTTAAATGGCACACCACCAATACCTAAGGAACAGATACTAGCCATCATACCTCAGGTAGAATTGGATATGGCACTAGACAATCTAAGAGCCAAAAGAAATAAACTATTAGCTGATAGCGATTACATTGTACTTGCGGATAGTCCAATTACTCCTGCAAAAAAATCTGAATGGATGAATTACAGAACTGCATTAAGAAATTTAACACAAGGATTAGATACTATTGAAAAAGTAAATAACGTAGCTTATCCTTTAAAACCAAGTAAATAATATGATTATATTTATCATTGGATTAGCAATTGGAGTATTTCTAGGATGGAAATATGAATCAGTTGTTAATGACATTATTGAATCTATAAAATTAAAATTAAAATAGTATTGATTATTGTTGCTTTAATTGCAAAGCAATTAATTTAACAATTATCTATTGATTATTGTTGCAACGCAACATACATACATTCTCTAACTAACTAAGGAGAATACTATGTTCAACTTTAATCCATTCAAAGTTCCATCTTATTCTGAATATAAAGAGTCTGTAGAAAAGTTCTACAATGATTACTTTAAATTC